ATTTTTCAGGGATGGAATAATTCAGCTACCGATACAGCGCTACCCGTGAGCTTTGGATGGGCCACACAGGTGACGCAGGAGCTGAAGTCCCCTCACTTCGAGGCGAACATAAAGTATTCGAAGACGATCGAGGGCATACATCCACAGCTGTACTTCAGATACCTGAAGAGCAAGTTCAGCATGATCGAGACAGAGTTCTTCAAGCGCAGGATGAAGCAGCTGGAGAAGATGGTGGACGAGTATGCCGAGCTCGGGCAAGAGGCACTGAGCGACGAGTGCATCAGGCAGTTCTACATCATGGGCAGGGAGTCGGCGATGTGGGCATGCGGTATAAAGATATTCGTCACCCATGAGCAGATTGAGAAGTTCAGGTACAAGGTAAGGGGGTGCGGCCTAAAAGTAACGCCGATCAAGAACTTTGCCAGGGTGATACCCGATCATGCTGCTAGGCAGATAAAGTTCTGTATGGAGAAGAGGCTGTTCGATGACTATGTAATCGTGCACATCGATAGCAACGACTGGCGCAAGTCGGCCGTCAAAGAGACGGACAAGGAGAAGGTCAAGCGCGAGAAAGACCCGATATGCTTCGGCAGGATCAGGGAGTCTGACAAGTACTATTTTGTGGCAGACTGGGAGGACGAGATCGACTCACTCAAGCTGGACGACATCATCAAGGCGCTCAGCTTGAAGAAGAAGGACATGAAGATGAAGTACAAGATGGACAGGCCGGAGATCAAGAAAAAGAAGTAATCGAACGGGCATTGGGAGCGTGCCTTTAAGGGGATGAACAACCCAGCTCCCGCCAATAACAAGGAGGAGCAGATGGGAAAGAGGGCTAAGGCAAAGAAGCAGGCAGCAAGGAAGGCAGCAGGCGCGATGCTGGTCACGTTTGTACTGGACGAGACAGGATCGATGGGCGTGGTGAGGGACGCGACGATCAGCGGCTTCAACGAGTACGTCGAGTCGTTGAAGAAGGGTGCAACAGGGCCGGTCAAGTTCACGTTGACCAAGTTCGACAGCAGTAAGACCCAGATCGTATGCAATGCGATCGACATCAAGGACGTGGCTCCGTTGAACAGGGACACATACACGCCGGGTGCAATGACACCGCTGTACGATGCGGTGGCAGCAACGATCAGGGCCACAGACGAGAAGCTCACGCCGATCGTCAACAAGCCGACAGTGCTCTGCGTGATCATGACAGATGGCGAGGAGAACGCATCAAAGGAGTATACCCGAGAGAAGCTGTTTGCACTGATCAAGGAGAAGGAAGCACAGGGATGGAGGTTTGTGTATCTGGGTGCCAACCAGGACGCATGGTTGGTAGGACAGGCGCTGGGGCTGGCAAAGGGCAACGTCGTGACCTATGATCAAAGCAAGACCGTCAAGACGTTTGCCATGGTAGGCATGGCGAGCGTGAAGTATGCGTCGCATGTCGGCGCCGGTGGCCAGAGCGCAAACTACGGTAACTTCTTTACGGATAAGGATGAGGAGGACGTAAAGTAAAATAGTTCAGACAAACAACGGAAAATCTACTCCTTATATATGTAGGGAAGAAAGGGGGTGAGTAGATGGCAGACGAACAGGTGGTGTTGGATATGGACTTGGAAGTAAAGGTCGGGAAGTTCTCCTGGAAGGGAAAACTATCTGACGTCGCTAAGATCAACATGAACAAGCTGGGTGTTGAGCTGGCGCGGCAGCCCGAGCTGGTATCGTGGTTTGGGGTGGTATATGCAGAGGCAATAGATGCGGTGTCGAGGCTCAAGAACGAGGTTCAGAACCTACAAGATAGTCACACAGCGAAATATGCTGAGCTGGACTTGCGGGTAAGGACGGAGGCAGAGAGTAAAGGGAAGGACAAGCCGACCGAGCCCCGTATCAAGGCGATGATTCTCACGCATCCAGAGTACGTAGACCTCCAGAAGCGAACCCAAGCCAAGCAGGACGAACAGCTCAATGCAACATCAGCCATGAACAAGATCGGCAAACTGCTGGTCGGGTTGGAGCATAAGAAGGATATGCTAATTCAGTTGTCAGCAAATGTTAGAAAGGAGCTGACGGCAGGAAATTACGAGGATCCTTCGGGCACAAAGCCCTCGTAAGGTCGAAGTACTCAAAGAGGAGGAAGGTAAAATGGGTTTGGATCTAAAGAAGGTGCGGGAGAATTACGAGAAGAAGACAAGCGAGAAAGGCTCATTCGATAGATGGAAGCCGACTGCCGGTGGTAACCCGGTCAGGGTTATACCGCACACGCTGAAGTATTTCACGGAGCCCGTATCGGAGATAGCGTTCACCTACTTCATGCACTACAGCATAGGGCCGGAAGGATCGAAGAGCTCTGTGGTGTGCCCGAAGAGCTTCAACAGGAAGAATGTCTGCCCGATATGCGAGGCAGTAGCACAGCTCCAAAAGACAGGTGACCCCAACGATGCGTCACTCGCAGCGGACATGGGGATGAGGCGCAGGTACATCCTGAACATCATTGACCTGAAATCCGCCGAGACGGTGGCGAAGGGGATCCAGCCGTACGAATGCGGGCCAACCGTGTACAACGACACGATCAAGTGGATCAACGAGAAGTGGGGAGACCCACTCGACCTCGAGAAGGGAAGGAACTTCACCGTCACGATGACTGTTCCGGCCAGCGGTAACAAGAAGCGGACGGAATACTCTGTGGAGCCCGATCCGCAGCCGTCATCGATTATGGACAGCCTGCCTCAGAACTGGAAGGAGCAGGTTAAGAAGCTCGAGACGTTGATGCCGAAGGTTGTGCCCTACGACACGATCAAGAAGATGCTTGAGGGTGAGGTTGACTACGGCACAGCAGGGGAAGAGAACGGCGAGGAAGCTCCGCACGTGGGCATGGCGAAGGAGGCTGTGAAGGTTACAGCGCAGGCGACAGCTCAGATGACACCGGCACCCGCACAGGTGCAGGGAGGGGCAGGCACAGGGCCAGTACCTGCAGCGCCGGGTGGGAAGCCGAAGTGCTACGGGCAGCTCTACTCTACCAAGAGCGAGAAGTGCATAGCATGCGGTGTGAACGACCCATGCAAGGCAGAGTTCCTTAAAGAATAGGATAACGGATGGGGGCGGGCTGGGCTACTAAGTGGCGGACACAAAGGCTTAGTGTAAGGGTCAAACCGCGCCTACCCAGCCAGCCCACCAACTAAGAGAGGGTAAGACATGGCAAAGGACAAAAGTGTATTTGAACTGGTGGCCGACGAGTTCGATGATGTCGTCGTAGGTAAAGGCGAGGACATCAAGAGCTGGGTCGACACAGGCAACTACGCCCTCAACAAGATCGTATCAGGGGACTTCTTCAAAGGGTATCCGTGTGGCAAGATCACTGAGCTGTTCGGAGACCCGTCTGCAGGCAAGTCGTTCTTCATATACAACGCGATCGCCAACTTCCAGAGGCGGTACGAGCGGCATGCGTACCCGATACTGGACGACGTAGAGGATGCGTTCATGGCGAACATGGTTGAGATGATGGGAGTGGATGTCCCGAGAGTAATACGCAGGACATCAGATACCGTGGAAGAACACTTCAGGAAGATGTTCCTTGGAACGAAGGATACAAAGGGGCCGGACGGCGAGAAGATAAAAGGAAAGTCTGGGCTCATACCGTTCATCAAGGAGCAGGATCCCGAGGCGAGGATACTGCTTGCGCTGGACAGCGTGGCGATGCTCTCGACCGAGCATGAGAAGGACGTAGGGTTCGACAAGGACGACATGACCAAGGCGAAGAAGATCAGGGCAGGCGTCCGTATGGTATGGGATTACGTTGTGGACAACGATATCCTCTACATCATATCGAACCACGTCATAGCGGACATCGGTGCATGGGGGCAGGCAAAGACCACGCCGGGTGGCAAGGCGATACCGTTCATGAGTTCGGTGAGGGTGGAGCTTTCCATACGGAACAAGCTGAAGAGGGGCGAGAAGATCATAGGTGTGGAGACCGAGGCGTTCATAAAGAAGAACAAGATCGCCCCGCCGTTCAGGAAGGCCAGGATTAAGATATCGTTCGACAAGGGCATTGACAGGATGAGCGGAGTCGCCAATATACTTGTGCAGGACGGCTTCCTTAAAGAGCGGAGCGGTTGGTTTGAGACGCCGGAGGGCAAGAAGGTTAGGGAGGAAGAGATCACCGAGGAAGTGTTCCTTGGCATCGTCAAAGAGAAGAAGGAAGAGAAGAAGAAATGATAAAGGGTGTGAGTCCAAGAACCGAACCTGAAAGATCCGCTGAGGGTGCCGGAGTAGGCGGAGGGATAGGGGGATTTAGGGAGAGCGAGGCCGTAACGGCAATAGCGGCCGGGGTACCTATTGGTAAAGACCTTACGAAGTCCCGTGGGGCTAACGTCCCTCACCGTTGCTTGGACAGGGCATCGTTATAAAGGAGAGAGCATGGTAAGAGTATATGTGGCCGGTAGCTATTCAGGAGACAACGTAATAACGATCCTCAACAACATGAGGATGGGGATGCGAGCAGGTACAGAGCTTCTGCTGGAGGGGTTCTCCCCGTTCGTGCCGTGGTTTGATTATCACTTCCAGCTCATGCTTCGAGACAACGAGACACTGGACGTGAACAAGTACTACAACTATTCAATAGCATGGCTCGAGGCATCGGATGTGGTATACGTCCTGCCGAACAGCGAGAAGTCAGCGGGCACACAGGCCGAGATAGGCAGGGCAGTTGACCTGGGGATTCCCGTTGTCCGTGACCGCAAAGAGCTCAAAGAGAAGTGGCTGGCCTACAAGAAGGAGGTCAAGAACGAGTTGCCTCCGAACGTGTTAGAGCTTTACAGCAAGGCACTCAAGCTGTGGGGAGAGAGCCTGCAGGTAGGAATGCTTCTGGAGGAGAGTCAGGAGCTGGCACTTGCGGTGACAGGATTCATCAGGGGCAAGAATGATGTAGACAAGATTGCGGAAGAGGTAGCAGATGTGATGATCATGGTAGAGCAGGCGCAGCAGATGTATCCAGACCTAACAAAGAAGATTGCAACATGGCGTAAGAACAAGCTCGTACGTTTGGAGAAGAGCATAGAGGAAGCAACGAAAGGAAAGAAAGACAATGGGTGACCTACAGTTAGAGATCGTGCTGCAGAAGCGGGGGATCCCCGAGATACCGGAGGAGTTCAAAGAGCTCATCGAGAAGTACAAGACCTTCGAATCGAACGACAGGATATCTCTCAACGTGCCCGCAGACTGGATGGGATTCAAGGACGGCACTGTCACTCAGATGTTCAGAGCATTCGGTGAGAGCATCTATGTAGCACTGGCATACTTCACCAAGGATGATGACGAGGTCGTAACCGACTTCGAAGGTAAGCCCGTGGATAGGTACGACGATGTGCATAACGGTGTAGCGATGTGGAAGTACGTTAAGAAGCGGCTGAGGATCATAAAGACCCTGGATAAGAATCGAGGCGTGTTCGAGATCAAAGGGTACATGACTAACTTTAAGTACAGCAACCCCGTTGTGAATGTGCTTAGCATCTATTCGGTAGGGGGCGAGTCAGGGTTCACGGCAGAGGACTTCCTTCGCAGGGTGGATCTGAATAGGGAGGGATAGATGCGTAACAAAGGGCAAGGCAAGTGCGCCAAGTGCGTTCACTTCATAAAACAGCACAGGCGATTTGACCTGAAGCAGTGCTACGATAAAGAGAATGGGTGTGAGGAGTTCCATAAACTCAAGGAGAGAAGGTATGAAGATATTGGTGTGGGCCGACCTGCATCTGCACACGTGGAGCCAGTTCGGGGTGGACAAGACGGGCATGCCGAAGAGGCTGGCCGAGCAGAGGGACGTGCTGAAGCAGATCACCAAGTTGGACAAGTCACGTAAGATAGACCTCAACATATTCGCAGGCGACTGGTTCCACAAGGTCGGCGAGCACCCCACGGAGGTGCTCCACGTCACCAGGGAATACTTTGAAGAGAACAAGACCCCACAGATTACCGTAGACGGCAACCACGACATCATCAAGAGGATCGAGCCGGAGTCGTTCCATAACGCAGGCAATATCATTCGGGGCTATGCACCACTGCCAAACAAGGACAGCGAGTTCAAGTTAGCAGTTGTTAACTATCAAGATGCGGTTAACGAAAGTAAACTGAAGGGCTACGACATCGTTGTCCTGCATAAGCAACCGCATATATGGAACAAGCATAACTATGAGTTTGAGGGTGTCGAGTGGGAGAAGCTGGCAAAGAACAACAAGCTGGTATTCTTCGGGCACTACCACACGCGACTCGAGCTGGCAAAGAACTGCTTCGTGATAGGCACACCGATGCATCTGACATTTGGTGACGAGGGTGACAGGGGCGTGTACATTGTGGACACGGAAGATTGGAGTGCGGAGTTCGTCAAGCTCAACTACCCCGAGTTTAAGACGGTGGCCAAGGCGACTGACGTAAAGGAGGATGGCAACTACTACAGGGTGCTGGATGCTGAAGGGCTCGAACCGAGCGACAACGTCATAGGGATCAAGCAGGCGCCCATATTCAAAGAGCGCATTAAGAGCGATAACTTCCAGGAGATACTAAGGGAGTGGCTGAAGATCAGCGACAAGGATGACACATGGCTGGAGCCGATCAAGGACATAGCAATCGACCCGATGCGGGTGTTCAAGAACGTGTTCAAGGGCAGGCTGAAGCTTGTATCGATATCCAACTTCATGTCCGTGGAGAAGGCGGACTACGACCTGGAGAACGGCTTCACCTTCATAGCAGGCGGCGGCAACGGCACAGGATCGAACGGATCGGGCAAGACAACCATATTCGGTGAGTCAATCTTCTGGGCACTGTTCGGCAAGACATCGAAGGGGCTGACAGGCAACGACGTGATCAGGAGGGGCAAGAAGGACTGCATGGTGAGCCTACGGTTGGCAGATGGCACGGGAGACGTCATAGTCAACCGATCGCGCAAGGGAGGGCTCGAGGTCATACAGATGCACGAAGGCAAGATGAAGGACATCGTGGCAGGGATGCGTGAGGACGACAAGCAAAGGCTTCTGGAAGAGACGGTGCTTGGATTCGATGAGCAGCTGTTCCAGACGGCCTGCTACTTCAGCCAAGAGGGCATGATAATGCTGACAGGGTTGTCCGACTCCAAGAGGACGGACATGATCACGAACCTGCTTGGGTTTGAGATGTACGATGGCCTCTACGACAAGGTGTTCGAGAAGCAGAAGGCAATGGGCATCGAGCAGGAAGAGCTGAAGGATAAAGCGGAGAGCGTCAAACATGACCTTGAAATGTTGGACAAGCAGATCGAGATCACCGTTACTCACCGCAATGAGTATGTCTCTATGGCAGGCTCAGCGGAGAAGGATGCGGAGAACCACAAGAGCGACATCGGCAAGCTCCGAAAGGAACTTGAAGACACCGGCCAGAAGGATGTAGATACCCATAAGAAGAACATCGACAAGCTCCATGAAGAGCTTAAAGGTGCAGAGCAGCAGTACACCCAGGACGACGGCATCGACTATGATGTGGTGATCAAAGAGCAGGATGTGGTGGTGGCAGGCATCAAAGACTCCATAGCAGACATGAAGCAGAAGGTGTATGAGCAGGACTGGCCGGGCAAGATCAGCGAGGCTAACAAGAGGGTGGGAAGCCTCATGGGTGAACAGCTCAACATCGAGAAGCATATACCTGTACTTGAGGATGAGATCGAACACCTCATTAAGATGGACAAAGATGTGCGGTGCGACAAGTGCGGCAACATGATAACGGCCGCAAGCGTACAGGGGTTCATCAAGGAGAAGAGCGACAAGGTCATAGAGTACAAGAAGATAGATTCAGACTATGACGACCTGATAGGCAAGGCGCGCATCGAGATAGAGGGGCTCGAGAAGGCCGCGACCGGAGCCAACGCAGAGATACCTCTCTTTGAGAAGAAGCTTGACAAGGTGCGAGAGGGCATCAAACAGCTCTACGACAAGAAGTCCGATCAGGCTAGGAGGACGGCACAGAGGGACAAGGAGATAACCAGGATAACGAACCTGATAGAGTCTGCGGAAGCGGACTGGAAGTTCCACAAGGACATGGCAATAAGCAGGGTAAAGAACCTGATAGAGTCCACGCAGAGGATGTACGACAAGGCGGTGGAACTGCAGAAGGACTACCTGGCCAGGTCAGAAAGGGAAGCGCATGAAGAAGGCAAGCTTCACAGTAGCAGGATTGCTAAAGACAAACAAGCTAAAGAGCTTGAGTGGCGCGTTGAAAGCAATACCAAAGGGATCGAAGCTCTTGATTTCTGGAAGGTTGCCTTCTCCGCCAAAGGGATTCGATCAGTGCTCCTGGATCGCTTCTGTAACGAGTTCAACGGTATCGCTAATGATTACCTTGCAACGGCCTCAAAAGGAATGATGAGCATCATTGTCAGCCCGCTGGCGAAGCTGAAGTCAGATGAGGAGAGAAACAAGATCGACATCCGTGTCTTTATAGGTGAGGACGATGTTCGGTACGAGAGCCTGTCAGGCGGCGAGAAGCGCAGGGTGGACATCGCCCTCTGCATGGCACTCAACAAGTGGGTGAGCAACAAGTACCAGATACCGAACGGACTGATGGGGCTCATGATACTGGATGAGATGTTCAGCTTCGTGGACAGGATGGGTGAGGAATCGATAGCCACTTTGCTATACGAGGAAGGGCAGACCAAGAGCATCCTGGTAATTTCACATACGCCGGAGCTGGAGAGCTACGCGACCAGGGTATACCATGTGACGAAAGAAAACGGAGTGTCACACTTGGACACCGAGAAAGTAGTGCCGAGGAAACGAAATGAAAAACAGGATTAGTGGATACTTCAGTCAGGATGAGAACAGCAAGCAGGGCATCCTGGACAAGGAGAAGATCAAGGAGGATGCTAAGAAGGTGGTAGATACGTCTGACTCCTTTGTAGTCATGGGTGTGCTGAAGAAGAACCATGGCGTAGGCGTGTCGTTCATAAGCGGTGCTCTGGACACGCTAGGGATCATAACGATCATGCATTGCTTTATGCAGCACCTGATCAAGAAGATGATGGGAGGTGGCAATGGAAAGATGCCAGGTATGTGATAAGACACTGCCGGACAGGGCAGTAATAGTAAAGTACCAAACACCATTCACCTGCCCTGACTGTGGGCAGATAGAGTTCCCGTACCAGCCGTTACACAATATTGTGTTCATATACCCCGATCCTCTGCCCGAGAAGATGGGGTCGTTCTACTTTCCTGCCATGTACGCCGAGAACCATAGGAGCAAGTTCGGGATCGTGCTGGCGGTAGGGAAGGGGCGTTACGACAAGCAGTTCAAGTGGCACCCACCAACGGGGAGGCCGGGCGACAGGGTAGTGTACGACAAGGATGTTCCGTGGCACATGATGATCGAGGCCCCGGACGGCAAGGGGTACCATGTTAAGTACATGCCCGAGCTGGACATCAAAGGGACAGTGGAGGAGGACGATGAAGGACATAATGGCAGCGCTGGCGGAAGTGCTGAAGGACAAAGTGCTAAGGAAAGCGTTTGATAAGCAGAGGAACGCCACGTTAGACCTTAAGGCGATCGTAGACCAGAGGAGTAAGCTTGGTGTGGGTACATACCTAACGTGGCAACAGAAGTTTCTAATATGGGTGTTCACTTGGTAGGATATCACTCTGACACAAAAGCGTTTGGGAGGTGACATATGAAGGGGCTGTGGATCACGCAGGGCATCGTTGACATCGTGTTGATACTCATCATCATAGGGTACCGCACCGTGCTCAAGGATGTGCTAAAGAGCATAGACGCACTCAATAAGTTCAGCGGCAAGGTCAAAGACCTGGCAGAGCAGATCGAGCTACTCAGAAAGTCTATCCTTGGCAGATAAGCAGGACGTAGTAGACAGGATCGTGCAGAACAAAAAGCTGAAGGGTGACGCCAAGGTCATAAGGCTGTGGGCGGTGGCCATGACGCACTACCGCGCCCCGATAGGGGACAGAGCATGGACGGCGATCGAGAACATCGTAGGAGCGGACGGCGTGATAGCACTGTCGTTCCTAACAGGATGGTGCATGGGATCGGCTGGTCAGAAGATGGACTTCACAAGGCTGGCGCCGGAGCTAAAGGAGGGCTAATGTTCGGAATCAAGAGGCGGGTGCATGTGCTATGGCAGGTGTTCGCTAAGGGTGCATACAGCGAGCACAGCGAGCTGATAGCGGTATACCGTAAGAAGAAGGTTGCGGAAACAGCAAGAGATACATACGAGAGGGAGAACCGACTGCCCGATCGTAAATATGAAGTCAACGCATGGCCGTTGAACTAAAGAGGAGGTGAGAGCATGAAAGGATTTCTGATAGGATTAGGTATCATGGTCGCAATCGTAGCGGTGATCGGGCTCATGATATTTGGCTGGGTGGCAGGGACGTTCAATACATTGGTCAGGCTGGATCAGCTGACCAACACGCTGTGGTCTCAGGTGGAGACGCAGTACCAGCGCAGGCTGGACTTGATACCCAACCTGGCTGACTCCGTAAAAGGGTACATGGTGCATGAGCAGAAGGTGTTTGACGACATAGCTCAAGCCAGAACCCATTACGCAGGCGCGGTGAAGCAGGACGATAAGGTTCAGGCACAGGGCGCTCTCGAAGGGGCGCTGGCACGGCTGATGGTGATCATGGAGAACTACCCGAACATAAAGGCCGACCAGACCGTGAGAGGGCTCATGGATGAGCTGGCAGGCACGGAGAACCGTGTCAACGTGGCAAGGCAGAGGTTCAACGAAGGCGTGTTGGAGTATAACATCTACATCAAGAGGTTCCCGTCCAACATACTGGCGGGGTGGTTTAACTACAGGGAGAAGGCCCTGTTCAAGAGCGAGCAGGGAGCGGAGAAGGCTCCGAGAATAAATCTGGAGGTGGGGAAATGAAGAGAGGATTTTCGTTGGTAGAGCTGTTGATCGTGGTAGCCATCGTTGCTCTTGTGGGTGTGATAGCGATACAAGGTACGAACAAGAGCACAGCCAGTGTGGTCATAGGAGTACAGAACCCCTTCAACAGAGGGAACGCCTCTCCGTACTACCCGGATGCGACGGGGTATGTGATGGATACATCGGGCATAATAAGCCCCGAGACTAGGGCAGCGATCGAGGCAGGATGCACGGCGCTTGAACCGTTGGCACAGGTGGCTGTGGTAACTGTCAAGACCACTGCTCCGTTGACCGATGAGCAGTATGGCATCAAGCTTGCTGAGAAGCTGGGTGTGGGACACAAGGGCAAGGACGATGGGATACTGCTCTGGGTGGCGACAGAGGACAGGCGAATACGAATAGAGGTAGGCAGGGGCGCAGAGGCGTTCATGACCGATGCAAAGGCAGGACGTATACTGGATGAAGCGGTAGTGCCATACCTCAAACAGAACAAATGGGATGAAGGAATACTGGCGGGGTTCAACGCCATAAAGAAGGAGATAGAATCTCATGGCAAGTGAAGGAGACCTGATACAGCTGCAGAAGCAGCAGGTAGAAGTAATCGAGTGCGATAAGTGTAACGCACTCATGGTCAACATCGATGCGGGTGAGATCGAGCCCGGAGACCTGGTACTGCTGAAGGAATCGGGGGTTAGGATATCTAACCCCGAAACTCCCGAGCAGGTATGCATCAACTGCGAGGTCGAGGCGAAGCCGACGTTCAGGGAGATGGTAGCCAAGTTCTTTGAATCGGACGACGATGATGACAGCAGTCTCTTCCACAGCGGTGGATCGTTCGGTGGATCGTCCTCGGGCGGAGGCTTCGGTGGAGGAGGCTTCGGCGGATTCGGCGGCGGAGGATTCTCTGGAGGCGGCGCAGGCCGGGGGTTCTAAATGCATGATGACTTGCCTACGAAGGATGAGGTAGAGATGCTCATCTACGAAGAGTCTTTGATGGACAACAGTGGTGAGTACCAAAACTTCTGGAGCAAGTACCGTGACAAGTTTATGGCTCTCGCCAGAGAGTTCTTAAAGCAGAAGGGGGCAGGGGGTTCTAAATGACGAGCGATCAGAACCTGTGGTTGATGTTCCTGGTGCTGCCGTGGTGGGCCAAGGTTATTATCGTGCTGATCATCCTTGCTATCATGGTACTCGTAGGCTACGGTGGCGGAGGCGGTGATGACGATGACAGCGGCGGATCGTCAGGCGGATCATCGGGTGGTAACTTCGGAGGTGGTTCATTCTCCGGGGGTGGTGCAGGCAGAGGATTCTGAACCCTTGCATTTCGAAAAGATGTGGTATACTATACGGAGAGGAGGCAGTGTGAAACAGGTACTCGAAGAGAAGCATGAAGTAGATGCACAGGGCAACCCGGCAGGCGGATCAACAACAGGCACCGGGGTAATCATCGAATGGCAGAACGGCCCACTTGGCCGTGGTGCGGAAAGGAAAGAGCCGAACGGCGCGTTCGTCGAAGGAGTTATACAGGCGGCGCTGGGTCGGCTTAAATACTATCAGAGCACCCCGTTCGAATGCGAAGAGAACTACATGGCGCTGGTAAAGCTTGAAGAGGCGCTCATGTGGCTTCAGAAGCGCACGGACGACAGAGAGGCGCGTCAGGTAGAGGGGACGCACACGAAGTAGTTAACGGGCTCGTGGCGTACAACGAAGAGGCCAAAAAGATCCACGGAGAGTTCGCATTCGTAAACGTAGTAAATGGAGGGAAGTAGAAATGGAACGAGGTCAGGTTAAATGGTTCAATGACAAAAAAGGTTATGGCTTCATCACGAAAGAGGACGGCAAGGATGTGTTCGTGCATCATTCAGCTATCCAGGGTGAGGGGTTCAAGACGCTGAAGGAAGGACAGGCGGTAGAGTTTGACGTCACCCACGGGGCGAAGGGCGAGCAGGCTGTAAACGTAACGAAGGTATAGATCATTGCGGGGTGGAGGAGTGGCACCTCATCGGGCCCATAACCCGAAGATCGCCCGTTCGAATCGGGCCCCCGCTACCATATAGGAGTGCGTATGTGTAAGGTGTACACATGGAAGGACATAGGGATATACCTCCTCAACGCGGTCGTAGGCCTGATAACTCTAATAGGCCTACTGGCTTTTCTGGGGGCGATCAGCCGTCTGGTGTCAATAGCATTCATATGGGGATGGATGTTGCTCAAATGAAGTACAAGCACGTTCCGTTCAAGGAGCTGTGGAGAGAGTTTGCACATCCCATGCTTATGGCATGGACAGCGATATGGTTTGACATAATGTTCGTGCGAATAGTACTGAGCATGCCAAACGAACCTATAGCGTACGTGCTCATAGCGATGGCGGGGTTCCAAACATCAGCGGCACTGCACTCATACGTGTGCCAGAAGAAGCACACGCGAGCCGCAGCGGAGAAGTGGGTGAGGGAAGCACTGGAGGATCAGATGCCAAAGCTACTTGCAATGGCAGAGGCACAGGACATATTAGACAAAGGGTTCTAAGCCAAGAGCCGGGCAGTGACG